AGATCAAGATTGGAAAATTCAGAATAGATACAAGATATATCAATGCACACCATTCGAACGTACCATAATCTTAGATGCTGACATGCTGCTGTTGAGTGATATCAGCTATTGGTGGAATTATTTAAAAAATTATCCCATGTATTTTCCCAGCCAAGTAGAAAATTACAGAGGAGAATCATGTGAAAGTGATTTTTATCGCAAAACTTTTACCCACAATGATTTACCCAACCTGTATTGTGGCATGCATTATTATCATCACAACAAAGAAAATTATAAATTTGTTGATCTATTATCTCACATTGTAAAGAATCCTAATTTATTTTATAAAGAATTTACACCCAAGGATCAACAAACTTGGTGCAGCATGGATGTCAGTGTGGCTTTGACCAGTAAAATATTAGGAGTCACAGGAAAAATTACCAGCAAACATCCTTCAATCACTTTCACACACATGAAACCACATTTACAAAATTGGGATTATGTGCCTAACAACTGGTTAGAAAAAGTAAATGTGTACTTTGATGCACAAATGAATATTAAAATTGGCAATTTCAGTCAAACTGGTCTTTTGCACTATGTTGAAGATGAGTTTTTAAGCAACGACTTGTTAAAAACTATTGAAAAAAAATATTATGAAAGAGTCAAATAACATGTATGTGACATTTAATCCTGAATCAGGAAAAATATTAGGATGTTCTGTACAAAAATCTTTAAACGCTATTGCTATAGATGTGGCACTGGGAGAAAAATTTATTATGGGTATTGAATCTATGAGCAATTACATAGTGCAGTACAGCGAAGGAGTCTATAAATTTCGCAAGCATGGAGTGGTAGATAAAGCAAATAGCTTAACTAAAAATAATATTGACCCCATAATTAACAAAGATGTTTATAGAGTGCCTATAAAATCACCAAATCATACAGGTATCCTTATAAGAATATTTGAAAAACAAGGCAAGATTGAATTTTCAGTGGATGAAGATTTCAAAAACACACTTAAAACAATTGTGTCAGAGCAAAATCAAAGAATACATAATTTTTACAGTTGCAAAAAGTATGATGCTACTCAGTTGGACAGAGTATTTGAAATTAATCTTTTTGATTTAATTAATCAAAATAGTATAAACATTGATTATCAACCTATGCATGAAGTGGATATCTATTGTAAAAAAATCTTTGATTATTCATTGGAGAAGGTATATGAATAAGATTGCTATTAAGGACTGTGATATTATATTTTTAAGTTATGACGAGCCCAACTGCGAAAAAAATTATGCAGCACTTAAACAAATAGTGCCTTGGGCCAAGCGAGTGCATGGTGTAGAAGGATCAGACACAGCACACAAAGCCTGTGCTGAACTGTCTCACACAGAATATTTTTTAACAGTGGATGGGGACACTCAAATTAATCCAAAGATATTAGATGTGGTATTGGATTTAGAATCAATGGGCATGGACTCCAGTTGGATATTCAGTTGGAGTGGTCATATTAATGTGAATGGACTCAAATATGGCAATGGCAGTTTGAAACTTTGGACAAGAACATTTGTTAAAGAGATGAAAACCCATGAAAATTACACAGGTAATGACAGTAATGAAGTAGAATTTTGTTATTTCAATAAACTATATCAATTCAATGAAAACTACAGCACCAGTTATATCAATGGTTCTCCCAAACAGGCCTGGAGAGCAGGGTTTAGAGAAGGAGTTAAGATGAGCATCAATAAAAATTTAAGAATCAAAGACCTCAAAGACATATGGTGGCAGAACTATCACAGATTATTGATATGGATGACTGTGGGTCAGGATGTAGAAAACGGCATTTGGGCCATAGCTGGTGCTAGAGAAGGCTGCTATAGGACACTATGTACGCCATGGCACTTTAAAGAAGTGAGAGATTTTAAAATATTAGATCAGATGTGGGGCAGTGTGAGCAATAATGACAAGTGTAATATAGAAGATGCCAAAAAATTATGCTTATTGTATGGAGAAAAAATTAAAAAACAACATCAAATGAACTTTCCCGTTGAACCATTGGATGCTCAAGCAAGTGAATTTTTTAAAAACTTGTATGTGAATACACCTAGAACTATTAGAAAGACCATATAATGTACGATATTTTTTTTATCAGTTACAATGAATCCAGTGCTGAACAAAATTATAGGCAGTTGAAACAAAGATTTGCTATATCACAGAGAGTGCATGGAGTGAGAGGCATACAACAGGCACATATTGCTGCAGCCACGCTGGCTTTGACCAAGATGTTTTGGGTGGTTGATGCAGATGCACTGGTAGAACCAAGTTTTTGTTTTGACTATGCACCAGACCAATACAATCAAGAGGTGGTGCATGTGTGGAGAAGCAAAAATCCTATCAACGAATTAGAATATGGATATGGAGGAGTAAAATTGTTGCCCAAAAGACTCACCATGCAGATGAACGTTAACAGCATAGACATGACCACCAGCATCACAGATAGATTCAAAGCCATACCAGAAATTTCCAACGTCACTGCCTTCAACACAGATCCTTTTGCTTCTTGGAAAAGTGCTTTTAGAGAGTGTGTCAAGCTCAGCAGCAAAGTGATTGATCGTCAGGTGGACAAAGAAACTGAAAAAAGACTCAATGTATGGTGCACTGTTGGAGCAGATCAACCTTATGGGGAGTATGCCATAGCAGGAGCATTGGCAGGCAGAGTGTATGGAACGCAACATCAATTGGATCCGCAAGCACTGAGAATGATCAACAACTTTGAATGGTTAAAATTGACTTTTGTGGGACAATTTCCTCACATGGAGAAAGAAATTTTATGATAGACACCAACATTCCATTTGATCGCATCACAAACTTTGGACAACGCACCATGTTGCACAGCAAATTATTTTCTGTGAGCTGGATACTAGCAAGATTTTGCAACTATGATTGCTCATACTGTTGGCCTTATGCCAAGAGCAAGCAAAAAGACCACAGACCACTGGCTGTCTACACAGCAGTGGTGGATGAAATCAAACGACAGGCTAGACAGAATGGATTCACAGACTATCATTTCAGTTTTTCAGGCGGAGAACCCACTGCCTACAAAGATTTTTTACAGTTGATCAAACACTACAGTGCTGATACTGCTCCAGAATATCAGAGTATTCACATGACCACCAACCTTAGTCCTTCGGAAAAATGGTGGCATCGATGGTTGGAAGCTACAAAGTCATTGAACCGTCGCAGCATCACTGCCAGTTTTCATGCAGAATTTTCAGACGAACAAAAATTTGGAGATAAAATATTGCTGTTGATGAAGAACAATGTGTTTGTCACAATCAATCAAGTGATGGTGCCCAATAGATTTGAAGAATACTATGACAGATGTGCTAGATTCCATTCCAGAGGCATCAACGTCACGCTGAAACCACAGAGTGATCCCACTGCCAGTCATGTGGTAGAGGGTTACAGTGCTGCACAATTGAACACATTGCAGACAGGATTTCCACAACGCATACAGGAAGGTGAAAAATACAAGGATCTATTTCAAATCGAAATGCAAGACGCACAAGGCAATAAGTACTATCTAGATCAGGCAGAGCGATTTAATGCTTTTGGTTTCAACAAGTTTCAAGGCTGGTACTGTAATGCTGGATATCAAAGTTGTATCATTAGAGAGCCAGGCGGAGAAATCAAACGCAGTTACAGTTGCCATGATGAGCCACTGGGCAGTATAGAACAAGGGTTTAAACTGTTTGATAAACCAAAAATTTGTGTGACTCCCACTTGTGTGAGTTCTGCAGATAGCAAAATACCTAAGGCTCGACATGTATAGATATGAAGACATAAGAGATATTCACTTGGAAATAACCAGCAAGTGTCAGGCCAAATGTCCTATGTGTCCTAGAAGAATCAATGGAGGTCCTTTGAATCCGTTTATCAAGTTGGAAGAGATCACTGTGGCACAATTTAAACAATGGTTCACAGAAAAATTTGTAAAACAATTACACAGTTTGTTCATGTGTGGTAATTTGGGAGATCCTATAGTGTCCAAAGACACTTTGGAAATTTACCAGTATCTTAGAGACACTAATCCTTACATTAGATTGGCCATGCACACCAACGGCAGTGCTAGAGACACTGACTGGTGGAAGAGACTGGCACAATTAAAGGTAAAAGTTACATTTGGATTGGATGGTTTGAAAGATACCAATCACTTGTACAGGATCAGCACAGATTTTGACAAGATCATGCAGAATGCTGAGGCATTTATCGCAGCAGGGGGAGTGGCCAAATGGCACATGTTGGTGTTTGCTCACAACGAACATCAAATTGAACAAGCAAGAGCTATGAGCAAACAAATGGGCTTTGCAGATTTCAGTATCAAGCACACTAGTAGATTCAAAACAGATTTTCATCAAGTGTTGGATGAACAAGGTAGACCCACACATAAGATTGCTCCCACTCAAACCAGTTTTGATATGATTCCATTGATTGAACAATCACAAAAAGAAGTAAGACCACACATAGTGTGTAAAGCACAAAAGCACAAACAGATATATGTGAGTGCTTGTGGTAATGTGTCGCCTTGCTGTTGGTTGGATATGGAATGGATTCCCCCTATGCAAGAATCAAGAATAGATTACATGGAAAAAATTTCGCAATTTCCTAACTTACATCGTCAAACGCTGGAGGAAATATTTGATAGTGGCTATTTTAGTAAGATCGAATCCCAATGGGGCACAGTGGGATTGAAAGAATGCACCAAACAATGTGGTTCATTTGATAAACTGGGAGCGCAATTTGTTGAAAATTAATATACAAGACGTTTTATTTTGGATGGATGCTATCAGACAGTCTGATGATAGATATCGCACACTGGAAAGTTTCTGGAAAGGTCAAATCAACAGCAAAGTATGGTTGATTGAACAATTAAAAAAATTACCCAGAGCACACAGCATGGACATTTTAATCTGTGGCGGATGGTATGGTGTGATGGCCACACTGTTGTTCAACAGTGATCTGTATGTGAACAAGATTACCAGCATAGACATAGACCATAAATGTAAAAGCATTGCTCATACCATGAACAAACAGTATGAAATTTCAGGCAAGTTCAATGCCATTACTGCCAATATGCTTTCATACAAAGATTATGATCGTTATGACATGATTATCAACACAGTGTGCGAACATCTCACCCAAGAACAATACAATGAATGGCTCAAATTGATACCTAATGATAAAATTATAGTGTTGCAAAGCAATGACTATGTGATTCCTGAACATGTGAATCCTATGAAAGATTTAAATCAGTTTGTTGCACAAAGTAAATTGTATCCTATAGTAGAACCCAGTGAATTACAAACAGAGAAATACAAAAGATTTATGATTGTAGGAAAGAAAAATGAAAAATAACAGTTGTACATTTTGCATGCATCCATTTACAGGTCTTGCTACTAGAGAAGATGGTGCTATTAAAGTGTGTTGCAGAAGTTTGCCTATTGGCAACATACAGCATGAAACCATGGAACAAGCATGGAACAATGAAAAAATGAAACAGGTTCGACGTCAAGTGCTAAACAATGAAAAACCAGATGTGTGTGCGCCCTGCTTTGATTTAGAAGATCAAGGAGTGCAAAGTTTAAGACTGAGACACATCAGTGATGCTACACCAGAATCAAGAATTAATCTATATCCCACTGCATTGGACAATTTACAGCAAGATTACTCCATGCCTTTTGAATTGCCCACTATGGAAATTAAAATTAACAATCTTTGCAATTTAAAATGTCGTATGTGTAATCCACTGGACAGCACACAATGGAAAGATTGGAACAGCATAGTGGATCACTACAAAAAAGAAGGCAATTATTTGGTTAAGGCCGTAGAGGATNTAGGTTTGACACAAGCGCCGCATGTGGATCTGTTTGAAGACAAGCCACATTTTTGGGACAATTTAAAAAAACTTATTCCTCATTTTAAACGTGTTGAGTTTGCTGGTGGTGAACCTTTGATGGATCCCACACATTACAAAATATTAGATTTATTGAGCACCAATGGATCCAACATTGAACTTAAATATGCCACCAACGGCACAATATTGGGCATCAAAGGTGGCAGAACCATACAAGAGTATTGGCCCAAGTTTAAAAGTGTAGCAGTGAATGTGAGTATTGATGGAATCTTTGACACTTACGAATATATAAGAGGCAATGGCAAATTTATGGATGTGGTCAACAACATCAAAATTATAAAACAAATACCCACAGTGAGCAGAATAGTGGGAGCATTCACAGTGCAAGCCAATAATATCTTGCAAATAGACCGTGTGATTGATTATTTTTTAAATGATTTGGGCATTGTGTTTTACAGTCATAGAGTCACTTATCCCAGAGCATTGAATGCACAAGTGTTACCTACAAAATTAAAAAATCAAGTGATAGACAAACTGGAAGCAATGAAACCTCTAATAAAAGACTATGCTTTAATTAAACAACATCCAATATTGGAAAAAATTACTTTACAACAAATACAGGACAACATTAATTTTTTAAAAGCCAGAGATCTTAATCAATACTGGGCGGATTGTGTGGACTTTAATCGCAAATTAGACATCACAAGAAATCAAGGTCCATTTGAAAAAATAAATCCGGAGTTTGCTGATTATGTTTAAAATTCAACACTTACACACACACATTAGAAACAGCGTCAAAGTGGAATGGAATCTTGGTAAACGATGCAATTTGGATTGTAGTTATTGTCCAGCGGAAATACATGACAATCACAGTGAACACACAGACATAAAGATATTAAAACGCACTGTGGATATTTTAGGAGCCATACCCAATGTGCGAATCAGTTTCACAGGCGGCGAACCTTGTGTACATCCAGACATAGAACAGTTATTACAACATGCCAAAAAACAAATTGGTTGGATTAACATCACCACTAATGGCACTAGAACTGTGGAATTCTATCAAAATATTTTGGAAAATCAAATCAATCACATTGTGTTCAGTGTGCATTTTGAATCTGATTGGCTGAAGGTCATAAACACAATTATCAAGGTTTATAAACAGTCCACCAACAAAAATGTTCTAGTGCATATGATGATGCTGCCAGGGCATTTAAAAGACGTTAAAGACGCTTGCAAGGCTCTTTTAGAACACAACATACCCTATGCATTAAGACCTATACGTTGGACCAAAACACATGACGATTTTGAAGACATGATTCATTACAGTGAAGAAGAAAAAGAATTTTTGGCAGTCAGCAATCATACTCCACCAAAAAACACTATCATAGATGACACTGTGGAATGCAACGTGAATGATCTGTTGATCAACAAGACCAATCAATTCCAAGGATGGAGTTGCATGGCTGGAATGGAAAGTCTCATGATCAATTGGGATGGTGAAGTACACAGAGCCACATGTAGAGTGGGTGGCAGTTTGGGTAACATCTATCAAGGCACTTTTGTGCGTCCTCTTAATCCCATTGATTGCACTCGTACCTGGTGTACGTGTGCTGCTGATATCAATATTACAAAAATTAAAGTTTAAATTTATCCAATAAACTTTCAGGTTGGCACATGCAGGTGTTTTTTTTATCGCAAATTTTAGGTTTTATATCAGGATTAAATTTGTAGACAAAATCTTTGTCATAGATATTGTATTCTTCAAATAACTTTGTTCTACATGCTGCTGTGATGATACCTGCAGGGTCTATCATCATACTGTCCACACCAATATTGCACATCCAGCCATAAAAATCATTTTGTTTATTCAAAACAATCCAGTTTCTATTCACAGTTTTCACGGAACCATCTTGCAATTTTACTTTGGGTGATCCTTTCATGTGTTTAGACTGACGCAACAAAGTCCACACATTAGGCATGCGTTTGATTGGTTTGGACACAAACAATTTTTGTTCATCTGTAAATGCAATAGTTTTATGCATGACTTCCATAGCCACTATGAACCATTTGTGCCTACTGGTTTTCAATTGTTCTATCAAATCCAAACATTTTTGCCATGCAGTAGGATCCATTAACATCATAACTGTGGGACTTCTTCCTTTTTTATGACACATGTCGGCCACTTTAATAAAATCTTCCACTTGCACTTGTTGATGATGACAACTTAATAAAATTTTATCAAACACATGAGCGTATTGCTCCCACCATCTTAACGTTCTACTGCCATTACTACTGATAGAGATATGAGCCGGAATTTGTTTGCGTATTTCTTCTACAAACTCTCCCAACTGTGGCCACAAAGTGGGTTCACCTCCCACTATATGTAATTCTAATTTGCGTTTGCCAATGGCTTTGTATCTATCAAATAGATGCACAAAGTTTGCTACCAATTGATCCAAGTCATTGGTCCATCGATGTGTGCCTTCATGCGAACCTTCAAAGCAATACCAACAACTGTAATTGCAAGTGTTGCCTATCATAAACTCCAGCCGCAACACGTCTTTGGGTTGGGGATTATACACCTGTGTTATCATAGTAAATGTCCTAATTCTGGAAAAATTTTAGCAGCGCTCAATCCTCTGATAGCATCCAATTTGTTCACATATTCTTTAAATCCGGGCAACAGTCTTGAGTGATCTTTGGCCTCCATGTGCAACAACACTGCTTCCCAACGCTGCCAACCATAAGGATTAATCTTCCAAAAATCATCGTCTTGTCTGTAATTGTGCCATAACCAGTCTTTAAAATCCATAAACATTTCTCTGATTTGTTGTTTGTCTTCTTTGGGTAATATTTGTATGCTTAAAAAAGTAGGTATGTAAAGTAGATGCATGTTGACCAATCCACCACCCATTTGCACCCCACCAGGTACAGTGCCTGCGTTTAATTTTTTAAATCCGCTTTGTATCTTCCATTTCATAAAATCCGGCAAGTGTTTAATGTTAAAAATTTGTATGGCAGTGGCCAAACTGGTTTGAATATTGTCAGGACTATTATCCAACATACGAAGATTTTTTTCAACAGTGCTCCATTGTGTGGGGAATCGAATATATTCATCTCGTTGATGTGTGGCATCCATGCTGACAGCAAATTTTACTTTCTTAAATTTACTCCATAGTTCAATTAGATCTTCATCTATTAATATGCCATTGGAATTATAACGCAGCAATATACGATCTTGATAACCTTGACGTATTATTTCCTCTATAAATGTTTTATGTTCTTTGATCATAAGAGGTTCGCCACCTGCAAAATAAACCTGTTTGAGATTGGGTATCTGCTTGTACATTTCTTGCCAAAAGCTATCTTTCTCATGCCAGAAGTTATTGAATTCTTTGCGATCCCACTGTATTTGATCTTTAACTTCTTTGTTTTGCAATTGTGGCATCAACTGTTGCCAATCATTCACCCACTTGCTGCTGTCATGTGGAGAACACATCACACATTTAATATTACAAGTGTGACCCAAACGCAAATCTAGATACAACAATTTTTCAGGCACTGTGCCATCTTCTTGGGTTTGACGTATCAATTCAGGCACATCCACCCCATCACGATGCCAGGTGCCAGTCTCCCAAATTCTTTTGCTGACCACTCCCACACGTTCTTCATCAAAACACTTGGTACAACTGGAAGGTATCTCGCCTTTCAGCATGGTGGTACGCACACTTTTCATATAATCATTATTCCAAGCACTCATAGGAGTGTCTACTCCAAAGTTGGCAGGTGTGCCATCTTCTTTTTTAATAATGCCCACTGTGTGATTGGAGCCAGCACCACTGGCATTGGCCGAACAACACAATCTCATGTCACCGTTGGGTCTGGTGGCAAAATGTATCCAAGGCAATATACAATAAGTGGGAGTTCCTGTGACTGATTCTATTTCTCTCTGCCATTTGCCCAGTTGTGAATCTTCTGGATTCATCCAATATTCATTATGATCTGTCATTGTATCTTTCAAAAATTTTATAAATTGTGTTTGCAGTGTGATTATTGCTTTGTATGCCTGGATGCAAATCATCTGCAGCTTTGTCCAACACACTAATACCATTGTTATAATAGTTGTTTACCTTAATAAAATTTAATTTATTTTTGTCAAACTCCTCAGGCGTGGCTGGATAATGAATGTATTGAATATTTTTATTGCGTAGATATAAATCTGCATGATGTATGTTCAACCAACTTTTCATAGCATAATCTTTTTCGTTTAAATATTCTGCCCATTTGCGTTCTTGATGTGTTTTACCCCATGGTCCTAATCTATCTCTAAAAAAAGCAAATTTGTGTGGATAATTAAACAGCATATCTCTAGCATAATGAGTCCACATAATTACGACTTTATCATCTTTTTGCAACTTAAATTTTAACAAAGTGTATAATATCTCAGTGTTACTTGAACCAGGAAAACTTTCGTTGATTAATACACAATTTAATTTTGTAGATAGCAATTTAGGCCATCCCAATTCACTTGGTTTTAGATTGTGTATAGTGTCAAATAACCAATTTTCACAATCAGGCAATCCAGTGCCATATGCATATGAACAACCAAATACGATTAATCTTGACATTGAGTCACTCCCCATTGGCGCTCTTGACACCAAAAACATTTTTCACACACAGGCACGGGCTGGCCCGGCACATAAGTCCTGTAATCTAAGTCTCCAAAGATTTGAGGTGATGTGTCACGGTCACCTTCACAACTGCGAGTAAGATTGAATAGGTCCATTATGCCTAATTTTTTATATTGAGCAACTATCCAATCTTTCTTCACATACGTGAAAGGGTGACAAGCATAGCCGCCCATGTGTGCTTTGATTAACTTGTCCAACAGAGCATCAGAAACTGTGTCAATAAACACATCTCTATCTGTGAGACGTTGATCAAATTCTTTATCAGGATTTTGGTTCACCCCGCAATACCAAGCATCTAGTTTTTCTGTGTGGGCAACATATTCAGCGTGAGCACGCAGTTCTATTTGATTGCCGCTTTTTAATCTACCATATTCATCCACAATACTAGGTCCTTTGGATCCCCACTCCAAATCTGGAGCAATAAAATTTTCATGTCTTTTGAATTGTATTTCTTTAAATTTATTAGTGATATAATTAAAAACTTCCAAACTGTTTTGACGTTGCCAAGGTCTAGTTTTCCAACATCTTACATTGGTAATGATATGCACGTTGATGTGCAATTTATTTTTTACAATCAAATCACACAACAGGTATGTCATTAAAGCACTGTCAGCTCCACCGCTCACACTGATACCAATATTTTTCCATTTGGTAGACAATGGTACATACACTTCATCAATCAGATTAGTGATATTTTTGAAGACACTGGTTTCGTAAAGCGTTTTTATTTG